TTTATTTGAAATTTTAGGTCGCGAACTACCAGCAGCAGGTAATCTATTTTGTTCGTCATTCATAGTTTCTCCGGATATTTTTTTTACAGGGATACCTTTATTATCTACAGTCCAATAACTATCATCTTCACTCCCACTCATATATATATATATTATAAAATATTTTCATAAAATTTATTATTGTGGTGAATGATTAAGAATTTATCATTATAATTGATATTATAATTATTATCTAAATAATTTTTATAATCATATAATTTATAAATATTTAAATCATGTTCATTTAAAGGCATAAAAAATAATTTATCATTAATATTGTATTTAATTTTATAACCTATTAAATATTTATCTAATTTAATTTTATCTAATCTAGGAAATTCACCTTTACTAATTTGTTTATCATAAATTTCATCATCAGGAGGTACATTATATATAGATTGTATTACAGAAAATTTATTAGTAATTTTATTATTTAAATGGAATTTACTATTTTCATATACAAAAAATATATTTTGGTAAATAAAGAAATCGCACAATAAATCACCATTTTCTTTTATATATCTAGCATCTTCATCTTTATATTTAGGATTAATTTTATAATAAGAATAAATAAAATTTTTAGAGGAGACAACTATAGTATCAGGTTTTATAAAATATGAATAAGTGGATTTAAGTTGTATATTATCAATTTTATTTAATTCGTCGGCGTCGATACCGGGGAAATAAGAAATTTCATTTTTAAGTTTTTCAGAGAATTGAACGCATTTGCTATTTAATATAGGGTCGTCGGTGGTATGTTTAATACAATCTACGGAAGATTCTTTAATAATATTATTTAATTTTTCATTAATATTAAATTTGCGTTCCATAATATTGAATAACATTTCATCGGTAGTTTCAGGTCTAGAGGATAATTTAATATTTAAAATATTTTGTATTAGAACATATAAACTTTTATGTTCATTTAATAAATATTCATTAAAATTGTCTCTATATTCGATATCATTAGTTATGGGCCAATTTAAACTTTTAATAGAATTAAATATATCAGTTGTATTAGTTCCATCAGGGAATAAAGATAAATATAAATATTGTTCAACATTTTGTTTATCAACAGGTAACCAAGGATTAGAAGAATCAGGACCTATATGGGAGTTACGTCTAATAGCTCTACCGAAGACTTGATCCATTCTGACATTATTCCAATATGGTTCTAAAATATGTACTTGTCTAACACATGTTAATGATATACCTTCTGCACCAGATTGAGATATAATCATAACTTGAATATATTCACCATTAATATTTTCTATATTATTATATGCTAATTTATTTTCTTCTTTATCTATTTCATCTTCATCACCAGTAATAAAAGTATATCTTTTTGTTTTATTATTAGTTTCAATAAGTTTATTAATATTGTTAGATTTGTAATCATATTTTTCATATCCATGATCAATTAATACTTGTTCAAAACCGCCAGAACCTCCTTCACTTTTATAGACACTATATAATAATACTTTACCATTAGGTTTATCATTATTAATAAATTTATTAATATTTTTCATAATTTCATACATTTTGGGTGAATATAATAATAAATTTTCAGAAAAATTATTATTTTGTCTCATTAATGTGTATGCTTCATCACCTTTTAAATCTGGTTCATTATAAACTATATTACAAGTTTGTCTAGTAGCACTATAATAATGGAATGATTCATCTTCATACATATTTTTTTTAGATGCTTTTCTTAAATCGGATTCGATTTCTTTATTATAAGCAATTTCATATTGATTATATTGTTCATAAGACATATAACAAGGGACTAAATTTATTTGTTTAGTAATAGAATGGTCTTTATATGAAGGGATATTTATATGAGGTTCTTTAATTTCAGGCATATAAGAGATAGCGGATCTATCAATGGGATAATATGAGGTTAAACCCATTAACATTCTTCTTAAAAGAACTTGTTTTCTAGGAGGGATATTGAATTGGTCATCAAAGAAATATTCCATAAAATGTTCATTATTAGTTAAATCAATTTTTGTTTGGTTATCATCATATATTTCAAATAATTTATGATTTTTATTAAATATTACACCTGTTTCTTCATCAAATATAGTTTCTTTGCCATTAATGATGGAATCTTTATCTTTTTTAGAGATTTGTTTAAATTCTTTTTGAGAGGGGGAAATTAATTTAGGATCGGTAAATTTATGTAAACCGATGTAAACTTGTTTTATAAATTCATCAAATGAATAATCATTATATTTAATAGTTTTAACAATATTATCTTCATCTAAAATATTAGAAAAATTGCTTTTAATTTTAATAAATGATACAACAATTTTTCCTTTATATTTTTTAACATAAAGTTGTTCAATACAAGAAATTTTATCATAAAATATTTCTGTTAATTTGTTAGTTATTTCTTCTAAATCACCTGTCATTTTAATAACGAAATCATAAACGTGTAATTTACCTTTTAACATATTAAATATATAAGCAATTTCAGATGGAGAATTAATAATAGGGGTACCAGATAGGAATATAATTTTAGTATCAACACTTTCTACGATCCAATCATAAAAAACAACGGAAGGACCTCTACCATTAGTTATTTGACTAATTAAATTATGAACTTCATCTATAACGATAACTTCATTATAAAATGGGGATAATATATTTTTCTTTTTATTTTTAAGATATTTAGATATTAATTTATTCATAATTTCTTTTCTATCGCTTGGTTTTTTTTCGGCATCTTTATTTAAAATTTTGTTAGCTAATTCATCATTATTTATACCTAATTCTTTTAATTGTTTTTCAGTAATTTTAGGTAATGCATTACTATGAATAAAATTATATTTTTTAAGAATAAATTCGTGAATTTGTTTATCTAATTGAATTAGTTGTATATCGGTTAATTTAGATACATTATCATATGATTTTAATAATTTATTGGGAATTAATTTACCATTAAAAGTTAAAATTTCTTTATCTTTAGTATAAACATCTTCAATTTTTATAAATATACCTATATTAATTTCTTTTATTTTTTCTTCATATGTGTCTTTATAAATAGATTTAACTTCAGATTTAGTATTTTTAATAATATTAGAGATTGATTTTTTATCTAAATTAGAATCGTTAATAAATTTAATAATTGATTCATTAGAATCTATTTCTTTAGCATTATAAAAAAACCAATTATTATTATTAATATCATATGTATCACCAGTAAATCGGTTATCTTTAATTTCATTAATATAATTATCTTTTAATGATTTAGGTAATAGAGTATTAATTTTCATATTTGATAATGATTCTGTAGTGATAATAGAAGTAGCAGTTTTACCAGTACCTAATCCATGATATACTAATAGACCTCTAAATGGGGATTCTAGGGATAAATAACCTTTAACAAAATTTTGATAATTTTTGAACATGGAACCATCAACATTTTCCATAAGTTTATCATAAAAATCATTATTAATAAAATCTACATATGCTTTACGTTGTGATAGAACATATTTATATTCTTTAACAGTGGTAGGTTCTTTAGGTTTATCATTAGTTTTAATAATAATTTTTTCTTTAGAGATTTTTTTTTGAGGTAAGTTGAACCATTTAGGTATAACAGTAAATTCTTGTAATGTTAATATGGATCCTTTATCATCAATAAATGTTTCACCATAATTTTCAGTATGAAATATTTCAGGTTCCCAATTGGTCCAATTTAAAGTTAATTCATTATTATTAATAATCCATTTACCGGTTTCACTTTTTTTATTTTTTCTATTAAAATTATTATTAGGATAAAATATTAATTCGTCATTCCATTTAATATGTTCAGTTATATAAATTATATTATCTTGTTTCTTAATAGGTTTATCTTGTTTTTTATCAGGTTTATCTTGTTTTTTATCAGGTTTATCTTGTTTTTTATTAGGTTTATCTTGTTTTTTATCGGGTTTATCTTGTTTTTTATCGGGTTTATCTTCAACGGTATCAGCATCACCCCAATCGACAACAGGTTTAGGGTCGGCTTGTTTTAGTTTATTTTTAGGGAACATTTTATTTAATTTTTGTTTAACGATATCTTTATCATTGCTCCATTCAGGGAATATCCAATTAATATCTTGTTTATCCCTAGCTTTTAATATTTTTTTAAGTTCTTTAAGTATTTCAGGTTTAATAGGTTTAATATTTTTGCCATTGTGGATGTTATTATTTAAATTTTCGAGATCAATTTTGTTTAATCTCACGATACTACCTTTAAAATATTTTTTCAAGACTAAATAAACATCTTCTTTCAAGGTATAAGATCCACTCATCTGTATATATATAATATTATAATATAAATTAATCAGTTAAAACTTTAAAATGTATTAAACCATTTTTGGCAGATTCTTGTTCTGCTTTTTTTTTAGATTTACCGGTTCCATTAGATATGATTTCATTTTTAAAATATAATATACAATTATATATTTTATCATTATTTTCATCTGATGTAACTTTAAAAACAGGATTTTCTTTATAATTGTGTTGTAAATATTTAATAATTTGTTCTTTAAAATTATTATTTTTAATAATAATATCTGTAAAATCTATATATTTTTCAATAATAGTTAGGAGAAAATTTTTAGTAAATTCATAATTATTATCTAAAAAAATAGCACCTATAAATGCTTCAAATACATCTTCTAAAATATTTTTATTATTTCTTCCATCACAATTATCTTCAATATGTTTAGAAATGACTATAAATTTATTAAAATTTAATTTATTAGATAAATGTGCTAAACATTCACCACATACTATACGATTTTTTAGATAAGTTAAGAAGCCTTCATTTTGATTATAAATTTTATAAAAACGTTCATATAAATAGGATGATACAACACTACCTAATATAGAATCACCAAGAAATTCCATAGTTTCATATGATATTTCTTGTAATGATAAAGAATTATCTATATTTTTAAAATCGGTATCTTTATATAAATCGATACAATAAGATTTATGAATAAAAGATCTTTGATATAAAAGAATATTATTAATTTTAAAATCATTAATATTTAATGTTTCCATAATATTAATGATATCATTTTCTCTGATAAGTTTATTAGATTTATTATAAGGATTTACTTTTTCCATTTATATAATAATATATATTATAATCTTTATATATTAATGACTTTAAACAAGACTGTTATTAGATGCAGCATAACAATCTTCACCAACTTCAAGGGGGCGTCTACCAAGATCAGGACCGATGGTAGTATTCTGCCATGGACTTACATTAACTTGAGGATTAGGTGGTTCAGCACGTAATTGTTGGTTAGCATTTCTTAGACTTTGACCAACAGTATTAACACCGACTTGGTAACCAGCTTCTAAGAAATTGACACCTTTGAGAATGCCTTCAGATACAGGATAATCTTTATTAAAATTATTTACATCATTTTTTTTATCTTGTGGTAATAAGTCGTCGGGTTTTAATGTATTTTGAGGATAACAACTTCTTGTAGGGGTTTTAATACCGGAGACAGAAGCAAATTGTTCATTATCACCAAGAGGTAATGATGCCATTACTTTACCACTATTAGCACTATTATTTCTATTAGCACTATTATTTCTATTAACACGATTATTAGGAGCGTTATTATTATTTTTAGGAGCGTTATTATTATTTTTAGGAGCATTATTATTATTTTTAGGAACGCTATTATTATTTACAGCATTTTGACCTTCGAATAAAGACATTACACCATTAGGTTTAAATACTAATAATGCTAATAATACAAAAATTAATACACATCCACCGATATTACATATTTTATCCATATTTAAGTTCATTTTATATTATATATAACATAAAAAATTTAGATAAATAAATTAATTTAATTTAATTTAATTTTTCTAATTCTTCTTTCAACTTATTAATTTGATTTATTTTTTCTAATTTTTCTTTTTCTAATTTTTCTTTTTCTAATTTTTCTTTTTTTAATTTTAATTTTTCTAATTCTAAAACTTCATTAATTTCTTCATTAAATATATTTTCATCAATATCTGAATTTAGATCTGAATCTATAATAGAATATTGTTCAAGAATATTATATTTATTTACATTAATTACTTTAATTTGATTAATATAACAATCTAAATAAAAACTTTCTTTTAAAATTCTTAAACCTTTAAAATGTAATATCATTATAATATTTTTATTTTCATTATTATTTAATTCATTAATATCTATAATTTCTTTATTATTATTATAAATATTACATTGAACTTTATTATTTAAAACTGGTATTCTAAATTTAGTTGAATATTTATTATTATCTTCATATACGTCTTTTTCTTTATACATATTATCTATTGCTTCATATGGTATATCTTTTTTAAACCATTCATTACTATTATTGAAAGTACATTTAACACAATTTTCATCCATTTCTAATAAAAAATCTATAAATTGTTTATTATCTGTATTTACTTCTATATAATTATCTTCTTCATTATCAGATAAATTAATATTTGCTACTTCTAAAATAGGAGATTGAATATATATTAAATCATCATTATGATATAAATTACAAATATAACTATTACCTAATCTTTCAGGTTTATTAAAAATTAAATCATCTATATTTAAATTTTTATATGAAATAGTTGACATTATATAAAAAAAACTATAAAAAAAAAAATAAACTTAAACTAAATATATAACTTTTGCTTTCCATTTAAAAATAAATTGTTCATTAAATTTCCAAATTTTATCTATATAAATATCGCATTTCATTTTTGTGAAATTATTTAAATTTTTAATATTACAAGTATCATAGTCATCACTATAAATATCTATATCATAACAATTTTTTACAAATGGAACTTTAACAACTAAATTAGGTTCATATTTTCCATTTTTATCATATCTAATTTGTGAATTATATTTATCAGAATCATTATCATCTTTAATACCTAAATTAATCATATTATTTAATTCAATATTTTTACAAAAATTATAAAATGATTCCATTTCTTTATCTGTTTTTAAATTTGTAAATTGTAATGACATTATTTGATTTTTCATACCAAATAAACATACCATTACTGGTGTAGTAATATATATTAAAGGATTTTGATTATAATATAAACCTATATAAGCTATATTTTTAATATTAATAGATGGATCTTTAGATTTATCTATAATAAATTCTTTTTTTTTTGCAGAACAATCTTTATATAAATATTTAGAATATTTAATATTTTTAATATTATATAAATCGTGTGATATATTTTTAATTTTGCTCATAATTTAATAATATATATTTAATATATCTTTAATTATTTACTATAATTTTTCTTTTTGTTGAATTATTCCATAAATTATTACAAGATGTATTTGGATCATATGTTAAATTGCCTGTTATTGTCGGACATTCTTTATTTTCTTTAAGTGGTTTATTAGAACCGAACATGATATTATAATCTGAGCAAGTTTTATAGTTAATATCTTTACAATTATTATCTTTAGGTTTAGGTTTATATCCATAACCATATCTTAAATTATTTTCATTTGTAATATTATTTGTTGAAATATTATTTTGAAGATTAGCAGCAGGAAAAGGATATTCCATATTTATATATTATAATTATAAAATAATTATATAATATATATATGTTAACAAAAGATAGTAAAAGTATTATAAAATTTATAGAAAATAATTTTAAAATATCTAATAAAGGTTTTAATGAATTAAAATTATTATATAATAAATTAAATAATGTAAAAAATAACTATAAAATTATAAAATTTAAAATGAATGAAAATGAAAATAATTTAATTTTTGAAAATCCATTTGTATCTGATGAAATAAAAAAGAAAGTTAGATCTTTAAAATATAATTGTAATATAATTATAAAAATTAGTAATATTAATACTATAAATATTAATATATATCATAATGAAAATAATATTAAATTATTTATAGAAAATATTATAACAGTAATATCATATATATGTAATTTATTAAATAAAAATATTGGTAAAATGAATATAAATTATTATTTAACAGATTTTAAAAAAAATATTGATAATAATATTGATGATGGATTAAAACATGGACATATTAATAATGGTTGTTGTTCACCTATGACTAATACTATAGATATATGGAGAAAAGAAGAAATTATGAAAGTAACAATTCATGAAATGATTCATTTATTTAATTGTGATAAAACTATAAATGATACAAGTTCAATAATAAAAATGTATCAAGAAAGATATAAAATAAATTCAATAAATGTTAATACATTCGAAGCATATACTGAAATATGGGCAAATATATTAAATAGTTTTATATTATCTAATACATATAATGATTTTATATTATATATAAATTTAGAAAAAGAATGGTGTAAATTCCAATCTAAAAAAATATTCTATATCACTAATTTAAATAAAAATATTATAGATATAAATAAATATACTAATGTTTTAGCATATTTTATAATAAGATGTGAACTATATAATAATTTTAAAGAATTTATAAAATTATTTTATAACAATATTTGTTGTAATAGTTCTAATTATTTTAAATTTTTAAAAAATTTAAATAAATGTAAAAGACAAGATAAATTAATAAAAAATATTAATAAAAAAAATTATATATATAAAACATTAAGAATGAGTGCTATAGAATATAAATTAATATAATATTATATTAAGCAAATACTCCGTCCTTATTAGGATAATGAGGTTTTAGAAACTTCTGGAGATTGAAAAATGTAAGTTCATCACCCTTTTGAATACGGAGAAGTTTAGTAAGTACTTTATCAGGGTTGATAGTACGTTTGTCTTCCTGTTTCTGTAGTTTATGTTCCTTACAGTATACATTAATTGCTTTAGTGACTTCAGTGCGAGCAATAAGTTCTCCCTCAGCAATACCAAGGAACTTACGAAGTTCTGGAGAAACATTTAGTGGTTTCTGGAATCCCGTGGGTGGAGCATTAGGATCACGAACTCGTTTGACTTTAGTCTTCATTTTCTTATCTACAACTTTCTTATCACGAGCTACTCGGCGCTCTAATGCTACAACTGCAGATGTAAGCGATTTTACAAGAACAAGAGCATCTCCTAGTTGACTACGAAGTGTAGAAAACTCTTCCGAATAATCCATCATTACAGGTCCAGATGGAACATTGTCACCAGTAGAAACATCAACCACTGGAGTCTCAACTACTGGAGTCTCAACTACTGGAGTCTCAACTACTGGAGCAGGTGTAGATTTCTTAGAATTCTTTGGTGCAGATTTCTTTGCTTTATTAGTTTGTTTGGGCATATTTTTTGTTATATGTTATTAAAGTTTTTTTTTCTACTATTCAACCGCGCTATTTATTATATTTATATATATATAATAGTTTTTAAGTATCTTTAATAATTATATTTTAAAATGAATAATATTATTTAAATTTATTATTATTATTGATGATTATGATTATGTCCATGAGGACTATTCCCACCGTCCATATATAGTATCCATTCGTGTACATTACATACTGCTGGACATACTTTACCTAAACCTATAAGAAAATACATAAATCCTAATTTTTTATCACTATCTTCTTCTGCATTATTAAATTTCATTACATCATTTATAATTATTTCTCTCATAGCATCTCTATTACTATTTCTAATTTCATGTTGACTCTTATTAAATATTATTCCATTCGGTGGACATATTTTCTCTTTCATCGATTGAGATAATTGTGTTCTATAATTCCATATATCCTCTAATAATCTATATAAATGTCTTAATTGTGCTGAATGTAATGTTTTAAACCATTCTAAATTAAAACTATATCCTAATCTCTCTATTACTGCCGATAAATCAACCATTTTTTGTTTTAATATCGCTTTCTTATCTTTCTTTAATTCCTTCATTTCATCTTTAAAATTTAATGTTATTTTTTTATTATTTAAATATTCTATCAATTTATTCGCTTTAATTAATGTTATCGTATCAAATAATACCATTGTATATGGATTCGGTTGATCTAACTCTATCAATTTCTTTAATGATCTAATATCAAAAAACCATACTATATTCTTATCATCTTTATATGAAAAAAAATATTTATCATCTATCTCATCTACCGTCTCATATGTAAAAAAATCTTCTTGATTATTACATTTAGTTCTATCTAT